AGTTTCGGCGCAATGCGTGGCATTGCTGCAATATTTCTCCGATTTCCCGCAAATCGTGATTATCGGCACGGGCTACGCGGCAAACCGCCTACGATCGCGCCTGAGGCGGGGGGCGCTTGACCCCTCCCGACACCCTGCCTCGGCGCTCGGACGGCTCAGGCGGGCTTCCCCGCCGCCAGTAGGCCGCGCGCGGCCAAGCCAAACGCGCCCCACCGCTGCCAGAACTCGCCGACAGGCACGGGATTGAGCGGGCGGTTCAGGTCGTCTACCCACTGGCCGTGTTCGTCGCGCGTCTGCTCGTAGTAGCCGTTCGCGGTCGGCGCGGCCCGCGTCCCGCCGCGCAGGAGATCGGAGACGGCGATGAACCACGGAGACGGCCAGTGCTCGGGGTGCGACGGCGGGCGCGGCGCGCCCCACCCGACCAACCGGTCGACGATCTCGCCGACAAGGAGCGGGTTCGCGGTCATCACCAGACGGCGGTCGGCCTCGCGCTCCTCGGCGATCGCGTGCGCGCGCTCGGCGCGCTTCGCCTCGACGAGCTGCGCCTCGCGCGCCTTCGCGGTGCGGTCGACGAGTACGACCTTGCGCGGCTCGGGCTGCGCCTCGTAGTACTTCAGGAACCGCCCCGCGATGAAGCGGCGCTTCTTCCCGCCGTCGTGGAGCGCGTACTGCTCCATCGCGGCCATCGCCCGAATGAAGTCGAGCTGCGCGGCGTGGCGCATCCAGATCGCGCCGATCTCCGCGTGGTCGTCGCCGTCGCCGAAAAGCGCGGCCATCCGACCGCGCAGCGTCGCAAGTTCCTCTTTCGTCATGTGCCGACTCCTTTGTGTGCGGTCGCGCTTCCTGCGCCACCAACTGCGTTACGCACCCGTATCGACTCCAAAAACCAAACACACACACGATAGTGTGTGTGTGTCGGGAGTCCGTGTGCGATGTCTCCGAATGGACACGCGTCACCCGTGAAAACCACTTGTTGTGGTGGGGGGGTTTTAGGGGGGGAGGATTGCATCTGTCAAGGGGGGAAAGTGGTCGGATTTCTGACTATGCATCAAATAGGTGGATATGCAGCGGAGGCGATTGCGCAAGTTGTGATTGCAGTTGCGTTGCAATTGCGTTTCGTGCAACCGATATAACTCCCTGCATGGCAGGCGCTTGCGGAAGTTGTGTTGCAGTGGAACACAACTGCAACACAACTTTGCAACGCAAAGGGCGGCGACGAGGAACGCCCCCGCCGCCGCCCGCGCGAATGGTCGATCACCGACGACGATGCCTGAGCGGCAACGCGGCGGCGCGGGTGGAGATGACGAGCCGCATGGCGCGGCGCACCAGTTCCGCCCGAAGCACGGGGTCGATCCCCTCCCACCGCAACTCGCGGCGGCGGATCGTGCGCACGGTCACCCCGAGCCGACGCGCCATGTCGGCGCGGCGCGGCTGTAGGTGGTCTGGCATCGTGTCGAGTACGAGGCCGACCTCAACGATCCCGCGCACCGCGCGCGTCAGCTCGTCGTCGTCGCGGATGATCCGCGCGACCCGCAGCGATTCGTCGAAGGTATTCGGCCTGAAGACCATCGGGTCTTCCTGCTCAATGCCGAGCGCGATGCGGATCGCCTCCGCACCTGGCTCGTACGCGCGCTCATGCACTGGCCACCTCCTTCGGCTCGCGCATCTCCATCGCGACGGCGGGGCCGAACTCGCGGCAGACCGACGCGGCGGCGTGGTCGCCCCGCGCCTCCATGATCTCGCCGAGTGCGTCCCGCAGGATCGCGGCTTCGATGCGGCAGTCGTCGGCGGTCGAGACGACCCCGCGCGTGCGCGCGCCGAAGTCGCGGATCAGCCATTCGTGGTACAGGCGCGAAACGAGGTCGGTCGCCAGGTAGTCGCCGTTCGGCTTGCGCGGCTTCTGCTTGATCCCCTTGGGCTTAGGCATTCTCCACCCCCGTGATCACGCGCTTCCCCTCCGCTGTGAGCTTCCACCGCACTTCGATGGTGTGGCCAAATGCCGACTCGGCCTCGAGGCTGTGCATGAGGTCGCCGTCGAGCACGGCGAACGGAGCGTCGCAGCCGTCGACATCGACGCGGTAGATGGTCGTGCCGTTGGGGCGCTTCACCGCCGAGGCTTGCCACCCGCGCGCGACGAGGGTCAGCGTGCCGCCGCCATGCGGCGCGGGCGCGCGCTCGGCCTGTGGCACTGGCGACAACAGCGCCTCCGTGTCCGCGCGGCGCTCCTCGCGGGTCGGCGCGGCGGGCGCGGGGAGCGCCTTGCGCGGCGGCGGCGGCGCGTCCTCGACGATCTCCGTCTCGCCGTGCGCCTCGACATAGACGGGGGCCGCGCCGAGCGCGTCTGGGCAGTGCTGCTTGTAGCCCGCGCTGATGCAGCGGGCGAACAGCATGGCCTTCGGGTACTTGCGCCAGTTGTCGCCGCCGAGGCCCGCGCGCTTCGCGTCCTCGAGCGTGAACGAGGTGTCGCCAATCGGCTTCCACTTCCCGCCGTCCCGCCCGAGGAACTCGATGCGGCACTCGGTGTCCGTGGCAACCGATCGGTAGTCGTACTTGCCGCTCCGCTTGATCGCCGCCGCCATCAAGTTTGCCGCAAGGACGGCCTTTCCCTTGATGATGTGGAGGCCCGCCATCGCGTCGTAGTCGGCGAGGCCCAGGCCGCGCCCGATGATCAGCTTGGCGCACGCCGCCGCCTCGGACTGGATGTCGGGGAACATCCCGCTCGCGCGGAAGACCTTGGCGACCGTCATCGGGTCGAGCTGCGCGTGCGGCGCGGGGGTGTGGACGAGATCACTCATCGCGCGCCCCCTTCCCGAACAACGAGGCGACGAGGACAGGGCCGAACACGACGGCGGCCACGACGAGGAAACTCAGGTCATACTCTGGCATTGGTGACTCCGATTGCGCCGCGCGACCTGCGCGGAGCGGACATTTTGTCCGATTGCATCATCGGCCATCACGCGGCTGAGTCAACAGAAATCCGCGATATTCCGCGAGAACGCGGTATATTCACTCCAATGCCCGAACAGATTCCGACCAAACTCCGCTCGCGCCGCGTCCGCGTCCATGTCGAGACAACGCTCGTATGCATTCGGCGGATGAATATGCAGCGCGACGCGGTGCGCGTCCGCGCGATCGACGAGGTCTCGTGGGAGTCGCTCGACCTCTACACCCTGGCGCTCGACACGGCAGAGGACGACGGGCTGCGCGCGCTTGTGCTTCAGGCGCGCGGCGCGATTCAGTCCGCGCTACTCACGCGATCAGCGTGTCGCTGATCGTCTCCGTGTTGCTGTAGTTCTGCGGCAGCGACAGCCCCTTGCCGTACATATCGAACAGCCGATCGAACGCGCGGACGAAATCGCCCTCGTCGTTGTTCGTGAAGGTAAATCTGCCGTTGTCGTCCGCGCGCCAATCGGTCGACCCGGCAAGCAGGCCAACGGCCTGACCGCCTTGCGCGATCGGGACAAGCTCCGCGAGGATCACCTCGTCGATGTACGCCGCCGCCGTCGTCAGGGCGGTCGTGCTTTCGATGTGCAGATAGGTGTCCTGCGGGATGTTGCGCGGCGACCTAATCGTGATGGAGGAAATCGTCCACGATGTCGAACCGCTCGTCAGCGTGAGACTGCTCGCGAACGCGCCCGAGTCGATGATGTTACCCGACCCGTCCTTGACGCTGATTCGGATGACGCCAGTGCAGCCTGTGTCGATCTTGTACGCGACCGCGATCACATACGGCCTGTCGGGCGTGAGCCGCCCGAGCGTGCCGCCTGACGCGCCGAGCTGCTGGCGAATGTTGAACGCGCCGCTGCCCGCGTTCAGCTTGATCGACCGCGCGCCACGGTAGAAGGTTCCCGTCTCCGTCTGGAACTGCGTGCCCGCCGTGCCAGTGACGACCGCCCATTGGTCGGGGAGGTTGCTCGTCTGATCCTCAAAGTCGCTGTTCGTAAGTTGGTTCTCGTAGATGCCGCCCGCGTCGATCGCAGCGGAGACGGACACGACCCGCGTGAGCGTGCCGCTGCCCGCAGGGAAGCGGTAATCGAGCGGAGCGTACGCGGGCTGACCGCGAATCTCGAACACCTCCGCGCCGCGCGAGATCGCGCCGTTTGCCGCGTCCTGCACGCACCGCGCCTCGAGCGTCTCCGTGCGCACATTCGGCCAGTCGTTGGTCGACCCGAGCAGGATGTTCGGCGCGTCGAAGTTGTACACGAACTGTCCGTTTCCGACATTCGTCCCGCCGTAGGTCGCGCTGGACTTCGTGATCGTCGTGCCGTTGATCTTCTCCGAGTCCGCGTCCATCTGGCGGATGAGCCAGACCAGCGCGTCGGTGATCTGCCGCGACCGCATCGTGTTCGCCGCGCCCGAGGTGTTGGCCTCGGTGAAGCACATTTCGATGATCGTGCGCTCGGCGGCGGCGCGGACATCGTTGAGCACGCCGCCCGCCTCGGCGATGCGGCGCTCGATGTTGCCCGCAAGCACCTCGATCATGTACGCGTCGGTCGATGAGTACTCGAGCTGCACATTCGCAAGGAGCGTCTTCAGGTTGAGCTGATGCGTGCGCACCGCGTCCATCATGTAGACGAGCACGCCGAGCCGCGTGAATAGTCCGTTCGAGCCGTCGTAGGTGAGCGCCATAGGTCAGTCCTCTGTGTGTGTATCGGGCATCGGGAGGAGCCTGTTCAGCGCGGCGCGTCGGCGCGCGCAGCCGCCGCAGTCTCCGACCACGCGCGCGATGCCCGTGGCCTTCGCGGCGGCGTGGACGATGTCGCCCGCGCCGCGCGGCGCTCCGTGGTAGCGCGGGCACGCGGCGCACCGATCGGCGCTCGTCTCGCCGCCGAGTTCGGGGTGGCGGCACTTCGCCGCGACATCGAAGATGCACCTAGGCAACGGTCACCGCCTGTTGACGCGTGAAGGTGGCGACCGCGTCGCCGCAGACCGTATCGACTTGGCAAATCAGTTCAAAGAACGGCGGCACATATGTCTCGCGCAGAAATGTCGCCCAAACGCCGTGCGTGAACGCGACGCCCGTCTCGCTCGTCGACTCGCTCGTCCACATCGTGCCTGGGGCGCAGCCGCGCGAGTATGCGAAAGGAGAAGCGGCGTTCCCTGGCGTGTCAAGTTGCAGCGGGATCATGCCCGACGCGTCCCACGGTTCCGTGGTTGGGTTGCTCGGCAGATTTACATCTGGACAGCGGTAGGTCGTCGTGACCGTGCCGCTTCCGCTCTTGGCGACGAACCAAAGACCAGATCCGACATCCCAAGTCGAGCCGCCAATGAACCACGGGTAGCATCGAATCTCGGCATCGACCGACACCGATCCCTGATACCGCACCTCCGCCAGCCTGAACGCCTGACACACGCTGTCGCAGTCGGGATACCACGGCATCCCGTACTCGCACTCGCCAGGGGTGTAGCCCTCTGGATACGAGACGGTCACGCTCCCGTTGAGGTACTCGGGAGCCTCGCCGCCGCCCGTCACCGATCCCGACAGCGTGCCGCGATAGACCCCGTCTACGCCGCGCGCAAGCGTTCCGACAAGCGAGACGGCGTAGGTGTGCGGCGACAGCACGCCCGCCTGAAAGCGCCACTCCTCCCAACTGCTGCCATCGGGCATCCGAAGCGTGTCCGTCACGACGAGCGAGTAGGTGACGGTCACGGACGGCGGCGACGGGCAAGCCCGCCAGATGTCGCAAATCTGCTCGTACGGAACGCCGAATCCCTCGCAGCAGCAGCCCGCCGACGCTGCGTCCAGAGTCACGCCTCGACCCCGTAGAGCGTGACCGTGATGCGGTCTGAGTTCGCGGCGCTGCACCAGATGCGGTCGCCGCTAGTCATGTAGATCGGCCCCTCGTAGCGCGTGGTCGTCTTCCCGTTCGTCGTCACATCGTAGAAGATCGCGTTTGCCGTGGTCGGCGATTCGCCCGGGCGAGTGTGGTGAAGCCGAAAGTCCGTGTTGTTCGATGTGATCGACGACACATAGAGCACCTCGACGACCGCACTCGACCCGTTCGGCACTTCGTAAATCTGCTGAATGGCAGTCTTCGCGACCGTCCCCGAGAGCTTGCGGCGCGGGAACGATCTCCATGTGCGCGTGTTGTAGCCGCTCGGCAGCGTCGAAGCGCGCGAGTCGATGCCGCCGCCCGCCGCAGACGGCGCAAGCGTCTCCTCGCTCGCGGTCGGAGCGGTGAACGACGCGGATTCCTTTCCTGCTGCTGCTGCCATCATGGTTCTCCGCTTGGACAGGTGAACGCGTAGCCGTTCGGCATCGAGAATACCCAGAGGTTCGCGGTGGGAACCTTCGACGCAACGACGATCACGCCCGTTCGGATAGGTCGGCGGATCGCCGTCACGCCCGCTGGGGGCACGCTGCCGACTCCGATGATGCCGCCATCGTCGGGCCGAATCTCCGCGATGTTCCACATGGTGTAGGTCGGGCCGAACTCAGTGGCCGTCACGACGCTTCCGAACGGCGGCACGACATCGAAGCCGATCTGCACCTCGCGGCCCTCGTATCCCCACTGGTACGAGAGGTTGCTCGCGTTCACGCCAGTGATCTTGATCGCCTTCTGCCCGCCGCCGCTGCTTGCGACGATCGCCCACCAAGACTGACCCGTCTTCGTGCGGCGCGGAGTGACGAATGCGATCGCGCCCACCGCGTACGCAGCGCCGTCGAGCGAGAACGCGGGCGCGGCTCGAGTGTCTCCGTCGAGCGTCGAGTTGCGCCCGCCGACCACGACCTCGTAGTCGCCGTCGTCCTTGAGCACGACCTCGCTCCACTGGTACGCGCCGTCGACCGCCGCGCCGAGCTGCGCAAGGACGAGCGGCCCCGAAGCGATCGGGCGCGCGCCGCCGATCGCGGGCGAAGACGCTTCGATCAGGTCGAAGGCTTCGTTCAGGTGATGCCACGCAAGCTCACCGACCTTGCCGTTGTTGAAGCGTGGGAGAGTCATCAGTCCGCGAGGATGTAGTACTGGAGGTTCACGGCGGCGGTGTTCGCGCGCGCGGTCGGCGCGGTCGTCCCGAGCCGCATGATCGCGGCCTCGCCCGCCTTGAGCTTGGCGAACGCGACGAATGTCGTCGTGCCCGTGCCGATCTCGACGAAGTTCGTCGGCCCAAGGTTGCGGAAGTACGCGTACCCGGGCGTCGAGACATCGGTGACGCTCAAGGCTTCGCCGCTCGTACCGATGGCCTGAACGCCCCCCGTCGCGTTCGTGCCAGTCATGTCGACGAGGAGAGTGCCAGGGTCTTCGCGGTGCGCGAGGAACCCCTTGGCGACGGTCATCTTGAGCTGAATGGTGATCTCGTTTGCCATCAGAAGTTCTCGCTCAATGCGTTGAAGTCGGTGAAGTCGGGGAACGGCTGCTCAAACGCCACGGTCGCCGCGCGCAGGATGCCGGGGCTTGCCTCGCTCAAGAGCACCTGTCCGTCCGCGCCACGGCGCGGGACTTGGATGAGGTGCATCTGCGCGTCCTGCGCGAAGTAGTGCGTGAGGCTCACCTTGTCGAGCGCGACACGCTGCGCCTTTGCGCCCTTGTAGACGACCTGTCCGCGCGGCGCGCCCTGAAAGTCGACCGCGTTGCGCGTGCCGCGCACGGCGCGGATGTTCAGGCTGCGGTCGGGGATCGTCTCGAGCGCGACCGTCTCGGTGAACTCGATCGTCGAGAAGAACGCGAGGACGCTCAGGGGAAGCCCTGCGCTGTCGACCTTGCGTCCGCCGATGTCCGATTGCAGGACATTTGGAGAGCCGAACGGGGGAAGCAGGAGTCCTGGGTTCGTGCGCCAGACATCGCGGAACTCCGCGCTCCAGTCGATCGAGAACTGGGTGTACCCGATCTCGAGCGGCTGAAACTGGAACGGTTCGCCGTTCTCGTAGTTCCACTCGAGGTTCCAGACTCCGCTACCGTCTTCGCGCGCGGTGATGCTGTACGAGCGCGCGTAGATGCCGATCTCCTCGGGGAACAGCGAGTTTCGCACGGGGATGTCGACGGAGCCGACAGTCGTTCCGAACGCCTCGCGGACTCGCGCGGGAGTCGTGATCGGCACTGCGTCGTCCCAGATGGCGAATCGGCGCGTGGCGGAAATCTTGCCACCGCTGTAGTTCATGTTTCGCGTTTCCTGAAGTTCGATCGCTGCAAGTGCCATCAGGTGAACCCTCCGCTTGCGGCTTGCGCCTTGATCGACTCAAGAGCCTTCACCATTCGCTCGTCGTTGCGCTTCTTGTCGGCGGCGGGGTACGCGTCGAAAGAGAACGATCCGAGCGCGGTGGCCGCGCTTCCGATTCCAGCCGACTGCGCCGATCGGCGCTCCTCCTCGAACGCACGCTGCCGCTCTTCGATCTCGACGCGTATCTGTTCCATGCGCTCCGCATGAGCTTCGGCGGCGACGCGCTTTTCCTCGTCAGCCTCCTGATTGCGAAGGTACTTCTTGTATGCGAACTGGTCGCGGATCAGGTTCTCCGCATCGGCGAGAACCTTCTTGAACGCATCCTGCTCCTCCGCGCTGCCGATCAGTCCGCCGCGCTCGTCGGCCCCGTACTGCTCGTAGATGCGGTTGCGCTCCTTCTGGATCTCGCGCTCAAGCTCGATGGCGAGCGCGGCCTCCTCGTTGCCCGCTTCGCGCGCGTTGCCCGCGCGGTACTCGGCCTCGAAGTCGAGGTTCTTCTCTATGAGGTCGCGCTCGAGGCGGGATGTCACCTGACCCGTGCGCATGATCCCGTCGACGCGATCCTTTTCCCGCTTCGCGTCTGCTGCACGCGCTTCTTCGACCCGCTTCTCTTCAAGCGCCAGCTTCTCCTGATGCGCCTCGTTCTCCGCGATCATGTTGCGCTCGTAGTCGAGGTCGATCATTCGCTGCAATGACGCGTCACGCGTGCCGCTGCCTCCGAGCGCATCCCAAAGGGAATCGGAAATCGCGCGACCGATGTCGAACGCAGCGCCGATTACGGGAGTTGACGAGAGCGCGTCGGCAAACGCCTCTCCGAGCGTCTTGTCGCCACGGATGGCATCTGCAAGCGAGCGCATCGCCTTGTCGGCCATGCCGATACCGACCACCTGACCGAATATCTGCCCGAGCTTGCGGTCGCTGAACTCGCGTTCAAGGAACGAAGTCGCTTCCTTGGCGAGCACTGGCGCTGCCGCGCGACCGACCGCCGTTCCCATCTTGACCCCCACGGGGCGCATCCGCTCCGTCGCGCGCTCGACGCCTTCGTGGACTGCCTTCGACACGGCCCGCGCGATCGGCGCAACGGCCTTGTCGCCGACATCCTCGCTCATCACCATCCCGACCTCGCCACGGAACGCCTTCGCGGCGCGCTGCCCCGCCGCGAGGAACGCGCGCTCGATGCCGTCGAACTGCGCCTCGAGCGCCTTCATGTCCGCTTCGATGGAGACTTGGAGTTGCGCGGGGTTCATGGCTAGGACAGGTATCGGCGCGACCTGTCTCCGCGTTCAGCGCCCTCGTACCCGCGCACGGCGAGGACGAGATGCCGATCGAACTCCCAGCAGCAAAGGTCAAGCGGGTTGCCGAGTCCTGGCGCTGACCGCGCGATGATGTGCGCTTCCGCGATGGGGTCGCGCTCCATCGGCGGCGCAGCGCCTACCCGTTTCCCCGCTCGTCGCCTTCCATCTCCTCGGTGTCGATGCCGAGCGCCTCGAGACAGGTGCGCGCCAGTTCGCGCGGAGCGACCTTGTCGGCGTAAGACAGCGCGGAATCGACGCTGCCCATTGCGACGCTCAGGACTCGGATAGCGCCGTGGATGCTGTAGCAGTCCATGTAGAGCGCGCCCGCGCTCATGGCCTTGCGCCGCGCCTCGGCGATGTGCGCCGCAGCGTCGGACTTCGGCATCTCGGCGAGCTTCGCGTCCTCCGCCGCCTGCCGCACGCGCTCGAACGCAAGGTCTTCCGTGATCGCGAGGCGCTCGCGCACCGTGATCGGTCGCACCTTGAACCTCTCGCCGCGAGCCTCCACCGTCCATTCGGACATCCGAATCATGTTCGCATCCTCCGCATACGCGCGAGGAACGCGTCTGCGGGCGACAGGTCGAGCGACCTGTCCGAAGCCCGCCGCGCCCTCGCGAAGTCGATCTGAGCCATGCCCACGCGCTCGGCTGCAAGGGCGTACGCGACGGCCTGTTCCTCGGTGACCGTGCCAGGGGAAATGCGCCTGTTCCGCACCGCGCCGTTGCGATGGACAATCGTCACGACCCAATCCGAGTCGCTGGGCGCGAACACTTCCGCAACCGATCTGAGGTCAGGAATCATCACACAAGCCAAGTCACGACAGGCGCAACGCCATCGGCGTTCGAGAAGTTGCAGGACAGCGTCGAGTCGGCGGTCTTGTCGACGGCGAATGCAAACCCGTTGAAGATGCAGTTCGCCGCAATCCGCGCGTCGTTGGTGCCCGCCGACACATCGAACAGGGTCAGGGTCAGCGCGGCGGTCGCAGTCGCGACGAAGAAGTTCGTCGTGGTCGTGCTAGCCGTCGTGTCCACCCCGGGCACGCCGCTCAGGCTTCCCGTGAGGTCGAGCATCCCGAGACGACGGCGACGGCCCGTGTCCGCAAAGCCCGTCAGATCGGACTCTGGGCGCTCGAGCGTCGCGCTATAGCTGCGGACTTGAACGACCGTGCCGCCCGAAGGCATTGTGACGGCTCCATCGTTCCCGATCAGATAGGTGTTGACAGGCATGGGTGTTTCCTCAGATGTCGAAGGCCGTCACGCGGTACGACTCTTGAATCGTCCAAGAGTCGTCTGCGAATGAGGGCACGCCCGCCGCCGCGCGGATGAAGACGGCGCGGTCGAAGCCCGTCACCGTCAGCGGAGCGGCCAGCGCCGCCGACAGCGCGGACGCGGCGGCGTGAATGTCCTGCGTTCCGCTGTTCGCGAAGAAGAACTGGAACACGACATCCATCGTGTGCCGCTTCGCGGTGTTCATGTTGTCGATCCTGTAGTTCTCGGCGCGGTAGACGAGGAGCGGAAGCGCCGCGTTTGACGGGCCGACATCGAGGTAGATGCGGCTCGACACGATCGCGATCAGCCCTGCGTCCGCTGTCAACCGCGTCTTGAGCGCGTTGAGGATCGACTGACTCATGTCGCGTTCGGGCGAAACAGCCCGCTCCTTCGGTAGCGGTTCATCTGCCGCGCGATCTCGTCGCGCATGATCTTGACCGCCGAGTTGCTGACAGCCGCCATCACGGGCCTGATGTACGGGCGCGGCTTCATGCGCGCCGTTCCGAACTCGAGGAACCTCGCGTACTTCAGGTTCGACCCGAATGAAAGCGATACCCCAGTGCTTGTCATGCTCATGCCGAGCGTCGAATCGGACGAACCCGAGACCGACATTCCGTTTGGAACAAGCGTCCAACTGGCGCGAAGCCTGTTCGTGTTGACTGCGGGCGGTTGACCAGGGGCCGAGGCGACATGGATTCCGCGTGCGCGAAGATTCCTGCCGCCCTTCTTTCCACCGCTGACGCGGTATCGGCGACCCGTGCCCCGCTTGCTCAGTTCCTTGCGCACGATCCTCGACGCGACAAGCCTCACGGCGTTCGCGCCACTGACCATGCCTTGGCGCATGGCAATCCGAATCCCGTCGCGATCCATCGCGAACTTCGTCACGATGCCACCTCAACCGCGTCGACGGCGGTCATGCTCAGGTGCGGCGCGGCCTGAGTCAGCCCCAGTTCGCCAGGGTTCACCGCGCCGATGACGCGGTAGTTCCGCGCCGTCGTCGCGAGGCTGTCGCGCACCTCGTCGTCGATGCGGACATCCACCGCGCCCTCGAGGTAGATCGTGCAGGAGGTGCGCCCGTCCATGCGGCCTTGCGCGACATCGCTCGACTGCGTCGTCGGCTGCACGAACCCCTTGACGCAGCACACCGCGGCGTAGGTGCGCGTGACCTCGCCATCGGACGCGACTCCGACCGTGGGTCGGTAGACCCACAGCTTGCGCCCGAACCGCGCGACGAGGCCGCCGATGCTCACCGAAGCCTCCGATACGGGCCAAGCAGCCCCTCGATCTCGCGGCTCATGTCCTCGCCCGAGCGCCTCGAGTACGAGTAGCCGCCAAGCGATTCGGACGCGACCGAGGAATCCCGCGTCCGATCGCGGAAGAAGTTCGCCGTCATCGTCAGTGTCGCGTGCACGACATCGGCGGGGATCACCGCATAGCCGCCCGTGTAGTCCACAAGCACGCTCTGGTACTGGTCGAGCGATCGCCCGTAGACGATGCCGCGCTCCTCGTCCAGATGCCAATCGCCGATGGCCTCCGTGTACCCGAGCAGCGCCGCGCCCGCCTGCCGCGTGTCCACGCCCGCCGCGCGCGCGAGGTAGCGGCTCGGCGCGGCCACGCCCGCCGTGGCGCTGAAGCCCGCCACGGCGTTCGCAGCCGCCGCGAGGAGCGCCGAGGTCGGATAGGTGTCGAGCGATAGCACATTGTCCCAGACGGCCCCAGACGCATCCATGCGCCGCAGTTTGAGCGACCCGTCGAGCACTGACGCTGTCGCGATCACATCGGTCGTGTTCGTGCTCTTGACGGTCAGCATGATGTCGCGGGCGACCCCGACGAACGCCACCTGAGTCACGGGCTGATTGCGGAGGACGAGCCGCTCGCCGCCGCCGTCCTTGACCTCGTAGTACCGCTGCGACACGAAGACCCGCCCGCAGTAGCGGTCGACCCACTCGGACGCGCGTTCGAGGCAGGAGTCGAGGATCGCGTCGGTGTCCTGAGAGGTGATCCCGAGGAACGCCTTTGCGTCGGAGAGCGATGCGTGTGCGAGTGCTGATGCCATCAGGTCTTCCTCTGCCTTCTCTTCGGCACGGCGGCGAGTTGAGCCGCGTCCTCAAACAGCGGCGCGGGCTGAACGAGCCGCTCGGCGCTGCCGCTTGCGACGAGCTTCTCGGCGATGCGCTCGTCAACCTCCACAATGCAGCCTGGCCTCAGATCACGCCGCCCGTGCAGCGCCTCCCAGACGGCGCAGTTGCGGCGGATGACTAGTAGGTTGCGCATTCGCTGGGCCTCCCCTCGTCGGTGTGCTTGGTGCTGTACTGGTGGATCGCCTTGAGGTCTTCTCCTGGCCATGTGATCACCAGCTGGAGATGCCCGATGCGGACGCGCGGCGTGGCGCAGATGCGCCCCGTCTTCGCGAACGCCTTCCAGAAGAAGATGTCATCGTCGACGCGCCCGTCGCCCCACTCGCCGGCCGCGTTCGGCTGCGAGACGAACCACGGCTTCTCCATCCGCTTGAGCGCGTCGACGCGGATCAGCGACAGGCCGAAGTGCCCCGTCTCGCAGTCGACCACCTCGCGGTGAAACATCTCGGCGGGGACATGGGTGATGCGCTGGCCCTTGTCGTTCTTGATCGACAGAAGCACCGTGTCGCGGTCGCGCCCGATCTGAAGCGGGAACAGCGCGTCCACATCGGGGTTCGACTCCATGATCTGCCACAGGCGGATGATGTCCTGCTCTTCAAAGATCGAGTCGAAGTCGATGGTCAGGATGTACTTGCGCTCGCCCGAGTTCACGATGCCTTCCATCATGCGTTGGAGGCACTGGCCCCAGAAGACGCCCGTTGCCTTCGTGAAGTCGATGCCGAGGCGTGCGCAAGCCATGTGGGTCGCTCCCATCGTCTCAGTCCACGCGATGCGCGGGAGCGACATGATCGCGGCCACCTCTTTCATAGGGAGCGTCGGCCTCGGGCGCTTGCATCGGCGCGCAAGCACCGAGAGCCAGCCGTCGCCGTCCGACCACGACACGCCCGTCGCGCCTCCGAGGATGTCCCACCCTGCGAGGCTCAACACCTTCGACAGCTTCTCGCGGTTCCAGATCGACTTGTACTCGCCGCGCGCGAGGACGGCCTCCTCGACGCTGCCAGTGCCGTCCGTGTACATCCGAATCGCCGCGTCGAAATCGGGCACATCGAAGCGCGCCTCGTCGCCCTGCACGCCTTTCGCCACATCGAGTTCCGTACCGCTTGCCGCGCGGGCAAGCACATCGTTTCGCTCTGACATTCGCACCTCCAGTGTGTCGCCGCCGCGTAACACGCCGTCGCATCTGAACAGCCTCGATGTTCGCGTGCGGCACAGGTTCCATCGGCAGGATAGCCGCACAAACGCACAGCGGCCCGACCCCGTGAAGGGGCCGAGCCGCCGATGCGAAAGGCGAGTGCCTCAGATGTCGGCGAGATGCGCCGCGCCGTTCTGCGCGGCGGTCACGGGCGCATCCGCCGCGAGGCCAAGCTCGACGGCGATGATGGGCTGCGTGGTCGCGTGCAGGGTGAAGGTCGGCTTGAGGTAGCGCTTGCGGCCACGAAGGTCGACCTCGTAGATGAGGCGCGCCTCGGTCGTGGCGACCGTCACGCTGGAGGGCGTGTACGCCGTGCCAGCCGCAGCAGCCGCGATGGGCGACCAGGTGCTGTTGTTGTCCGAGTCCTCGAGGGTGTTGTTCGTGAGAACGGTCGAGAGGCCCGGGTTGCCCGTCGAGATGCACAGGATGCGCGCGAAGCTGAAGCCACGGCAGTCGATGCTGGCCGTGAGCTGCGAGGCGTTCGTCGCGCCGATTGCGGCGATCTGGAACTTGGTGTTCGGCTTCATGGAATCTTTCCTTCCTGCTCAGGGGCGGCGGGGGTCGCCCGCCGCCCCGTCGCGGTGAATCAGAGGGTGAGCTTGATGACTGCGCCGCTGGCGGACGCGGAGCCGACATTGGAGTTGACGATGTCGAGGCGCTCGGTGGCGCGGACTGCGATGAGATCGTTGGCCCACGCGTCGCCGCCCGTGTTCGAGAAGTCGACGGCCGTCTGGCGGCGATCGCCGAAGTACGAGGACAGGCGAAGGTCGCCGATGAAGGCGAAGGTCGCGCCGCCCGACTCCGTCACGGGGATCACCTGAGTCCAGACAACGGGGTAGCCGAGGAACTGCGGGGTGCGCAGTCCGTCCGCCAGCGTCTGCATGGTGTTGCCGCCAGCGGTCGCCGCGAGACGCTCGAAGATGCCGTGCCAAGCCGACTTGGAGCAGTAGATCTTCACATTGTTGCGCGAAGCGGCCCACGCGGGAAGCTTGCGGAACGCCGCGACGAGGTCGGCGAGGGCAACGCCCGAGTAGGCGGTGACCGATCCCATGTCGGCCTGCTGGAAGGTCGCGTCAGAGAGGATCGTGTCGAGTCCGACGATGCCGCCAAACGCGGAAGTGCCGTCGCCGAGGAAGCCCGCGCGGTCTTCCGCGAAGGCAAGCGCCTGAGCGATCTCGTCAGCGGCCTCGTCGCCGAGGTTCACGAGCGAGTCCTCGTTGAGTTCGCTGGAGATCTCCGTGAGAACGCCGAGCTTCTTGGCGACGAGCTTGTTGGAGCCGAACACCTGATCGCTCTTGGTGATCGGTGCGCCCTCGCCGATCCAGTACGCGGTGAGGCCACCAGTGCGCTTGTTCACGACGCGCGTGTCGCTCGACATCGGGATCGTGCGAGACTCGCGACGGAACACGCCATACTCCTCGCGGAGCGTGACGAGCTCGCTGTCCATCTCCTCGGGGACGAGGAAGCCACCCGCCGAGTTGATGCCCTCGACATGGGCCTTCTCGCGAACGAGAGGCACGCCGTTCGTCTTGCACCACTCGAGCGACTTGGTGTGTCCCATCGCGGCGGCGCAGAAGCGACCGAAGCGGTAGGCGGAGTCGATGCCCTCGCGGGTGTTCTTGAACGACTTGAGCTTGCCGTACGCGCGGGGAGCCTCGACGCGCGGCTGCGCGGCGACGGCCTTGGTGTTCACGATGTCGGCGAGCGCGGCCTTGACGGCGCTTGCGATCTTCTCTTCGGTCATCTCGTCCTCCTTGGCCATGTCCTGCTCCACTGCGGGAGCGGCTGCGGTGATCACGATGTCAAGCGATTCGGGGTCGACGGCCATGCCAGCCTCGTCCACGATCATGTAGTTCTCCAGGATGAGCTTCTTCTGGGCAATGACGCCCGGCTCACCCTTGATGCGACCCGCGCGCTGAAGGGCGCTGCGGAAGTCGTCTGTGTTCATGGTCTTCATGTGAGAAATCCTGCGGGAACCGCGCGTCTCTGCTCGGCCCAAGGCTCCTCTGTAGGCGCTGCGCCGTCGAGCAAGCCAGGTCAGTCGATGTAGATCGCGCCTCGCCGTCGAGCGATCTCGCGGCGAACGATCCCGTCGATGTTGATCGGCGCGCGCTTCACCTCGGTTGAGGGCGCGGGAATGCTCACGGTCACCACCACGCGCTTGGGAGCCTCGATGCCGAAGAACCGCTTCGCCGCGACTGGCGACACGATGCCCTTCTTCACGGCGGTGATCAGCGCGTCGGGGTTCGACTGAAGCGGCGCGAGGCTGACCTCGAGCAGCTTCCACCGCGAGTAGATCGTGTGCGCGCGGTCGCCGTACTTCTTGCGGTCGACCTCGCTCGCGCGGCGCGTGCCGCCGTCCTCGGGCACATAGCCGACAGACACGCCAGAGACAACGCCCTGACCGACGAGCGCGGCGGCGACCTCGGGGAAGAACTCGCCGCCGTAGCCCTCAGGCCGCTGCGCGAATGTGAAGTCGCCGACGATCGTGGTGTCCTTCCGCTTCAGGCCGTTGCACTTCCCCACGGGCTGCGCGTAGTCGTGGTTCCAGAAGAGGATCGGGTTGCGCTCAAACTCCGTGGCGTTCATGCCCTGCGGGATTAGCACCTCGCCGTCACGGTCGAGCGTCTCGGCGGTGATGACGGCGGTGAAGCCCTTCGGCGTGGCGCGGAGTTCTGCGGGAAGCGCCTTGCGGACGATCGTCTCGGTGATGCTCATTGGATTCCTGCCTCAAGGTTGATGCGGCGGCGCTCGGCCTCGATGTCCCCCGACTCCTCGATCTCGCGGATTTCGCGCTCGAGCGCATCGCTTAGAACGGGCTGCATCGAGCAGCGACAGTTCGGATGCAACGGTGGCCCCTTGATGTCCTCGTAGTCGAGCACCATCTCGCCGCCGTCCGCGCCGTTCAGCACCTCTCCGCGTGCGTAGAACGAATCGCCGAGGCCGATTGACTTCTGTGCGTACGCCTTGCTTGCCGCCTCGCAGAACTCACACGGATCGGGCGCGAGCAACCAAGTCTTGCCCTGCACCAGTCCCGTCGCCGTCCACGCGTCGACCTCGGCGGTGCGGGCGGCGCGCTGCGCCTCCGTCCGCGCGACCGTGCGCGCGCGCGACCACGACCCGTCCTGATCCTTCTGGGAGTCCGCCCATGTCTGCACGCGGGTCGCAAGCTCGTCGACCGTCTCACCCTTCTCGAGTCCCTCGCCGAGCACCTCGCGCACGCGGACAGATGTCTGCTCGGCCACGCCCGACGCGGTGCGCCGCGCGAGGCGCACGGACTCCGTCTCGGCATATGCGCGAAGGTCGGCGCGCTCGACATCGAAGTCGACGGTGGTGGCAACCTTGGCGACCGTGTCGATGCCGAGGTCGACACCGACCGAGATCGCGTCACGAAGGTACGGCGCGAGCGCGTCGACGAGTGCCCGCTGATACTGGCGCGACCGAAGCAGCGCCTCGGCGCGGACGATCAGCTCGCGGGACGGCGCGCCCGCCTTCGCCAGTTCGTCGAGCACGGCCTTCACCTGGTCGTCGAACACGCGCGAGACGCTCGCGGCCATCGTGCGCTCCGCGTCGTTGATCTCCCGGCCCTCGCTCTCGGCGCTCTTGCGGTGTATCCCATCGGATACAGCCGATTCCCACATCGCCTTCTGCGAGATGCGCTTTGGCTCGGCGCAGCCGCAGCCGCAGGACTTCGCGGCGGGCGTGGGCGGGCGCGAGGCGAGAACCTCGTCGAGCGTCTTCCCCTCCGCGCACATCGAGTACGCGATCGCCACCGCCTGATCCTGCGCGTAGCCCTCGGCGAGAAGCGTCTGAATTTTGCCGCTCACGCAGTCGCCGAGCGCGTCCTTTGTCTCCACGGCTTTCGCGGCCACGGTCGGCTCCTCGGCCTCTGGCGGCGCGTCGAGCGGCCCGACAAGGCCGTCAGGCGCGGAATCTTGAGCCACAACGGGCGCGGCCTCGCGAGGTACGATCGGGTCGAAGATCGCGTCGATCGTCTCGCGCGGGATTGCGGGGAACGCCGCCGCCGCCATCGCGCGAACGCTGTCGATCGGGAGAAGGCCGTTCGCCGCGCTCGTCGCCAGTTCGACAAGGCTCGTCACCTGAGCGCCGTTGAGCGCGGTCGCGGCAAGGTCTTCCTGCGCGGACGGCTCTGGCGCTGCGGGCGACTGCGTGGGCGCGGCGGGAATCGGCGCTGCAACTGGCATCGGAACGCCCGCGCCCAGAGACTGACCGCCGATCATCGGACGGTTCGCCATCGGATCGGGCAGAGGCTCAAGCCCTTCCTGCTGCCTCGCCTCGTTGATGGTGAGGATGCCGCCCGCCACATAGGTCGTGCGCTTCGCCGTCTCCTGCGCCTCGTCCGCGCGCACGGGGTTGTCGTACGCGAGGAACGCATCGTCCTCGATGCCGAACAGCGGGAGGAGCTGCTGATTGAGCACCTCCTCGTCCATGCGGAGGAGCGGGAGGATGGTCGTTTCCTTCCACGACGCGAATCCGACCGTTGCGCTTGCGAGGTTCGGGTCGTTCGCGCGGAGCATCGACACGGGCACGCCGAACACGGCGGCGATCTCCTCGACGATCTCCTCGCGGCCTTGCAAGTCCTTCGGCGGGAACTGCAGTGGCTTCAGGTCGACCTCGCCAGTGACCGCGAGGAAGCGGCCCGTCTTGTTCGTGCCGCGCAGCTTCGTCTCGACCTGTGCCGTGAACCGCTCAAGTTCCTCGTCGGACGCGTTGCCCTTGCTGACGAGGAGATAGTCGGGCCGCGACTTGTTCGCGAAGAAGTGGTAATCCATCTCATGCAGCGCGACATTGCTTGTCACCGCGCCCCACGCCGCCTCGACCTTGCCGAGGCCGTAGTAGATGTCGCGCGGGTTCGGGTACTTGAAGTGGATCACCTCGTCTGGCGTGAAGTCCTGACGCTGCGCGTCGTTGCGCCCGTACTCGTAACCCTTGACCAGTTCCTCGCCGCGCAGCGGGTTGCCCGGCACGATGCGCATCCACTGCGACGGCATCGTCCACAGTTCGACAGGAACATTCAGCGAAGGATCGAGCACAGGGTGGAGGTACGCGTTCCCCGTCAGCTCCATGTACAGCACGCGCAGGACGGTCGCGTCGAAGCCGTTCTGGTAGGGATTGACCTTCGCGAGGAGGTTGAGGAGCGGATGCGTGTCCGTGACGACCTCGTAGTCGTCGCCGTATTCCGCTGCCTTCATCATCGCGTAGCGCGACGGGAGCTGCGCGAGGTCGCCCGACAGGTACGCCTTCGTGCGGCGACCCGTCCTGCGCGTGTTCCATGCCTTCGTGCCAGCCGATCGGTTGCGCACATACAGGCGCAGCGGCTGCGAGGCGACCGAGATTGCGTTGAGCCGCGCCGCGGCGTAGACCCAACTGCGGTTCTCGACGACCGCGCGGTGATAGTCGAACGGAGGCGGCACATACTCGCGCCCAATCAAAGTCGCGGTGCTCGCGACCTCGTACCGCTGCGGCTGATCGTTCGTGTACGCGGCCTTGCCGAGGATGGACTTGATGCGGTCGATGATGCTCATATGACTCTCATCGTCATCGGCGGTCGCGCGCGGCGGGAATGCACCGCAAGCGCGAGCGCACATACGCCGTCGTCGTGCCCCGCCGTCGCCTCGTACGAGACGCTTCTCCCCGAGTATCGGTAGCCGAACGACTCCAGTTCCGACCTCAGCCACCCCTCGGGGAAGCGGATGTCGGCGGTTTGGATGGAGACTTGCAGCCCCTCCATAAGTTGCTGCTTCGACTGCGAGGTGAACTTGAAGCCGACCGCGCGGCGACACACCTTGGTCAGGTCTTCGACGATCGGGTCGCCCACGCCCGTCGAGTCGATCATCGCGGGAGCCGCGCCGATCATGTGCGCGAGGCGCTCGCGCGTCACCGACCACGGCGACTGCCACCGCTCGAGGCGGCAGACCGCGCCGTCCCTGTCGATGGCCACGGCCACCGTGTAGTCCTGGCTCTTCGCGAGGTCAACGCCCCAGTGCGCGGGCACGGCGACCGACATCGGCCCGATGCACGCGCGGATCGCGTCGAGGCCGAACGGGTTGCCGCCGTCCTCGGCGGGAATGCCCTCGTACTCCTGCGCGAAGACCTCGGGCGGAAGCGTGCGCCGAGCGGCCTCGACCTCGTCCGGGTCGATGTGCGGATTCTGGCGCGTTCCGATGCGGAAGGCCCGCATCGTGCCAGTGGTGTCGCCTTCCGCCTCGGTGAACAGGCGGTGGAAGTCTCCCGTTCCCTTCGGCGTACCGAGGAAGAGCGCGGAACCCTTGCGGTCGGCGAGCGTCGGGCGCGCCGCGTTGCGCCACCATTCCAACAGGTGCGGGACGAAGCCCGCCTCGTCCACGACGATCAGGTCGTAGTCGCGGCCTCGGCCCGCGTCGATGTCCTCCAGCGACCAGAAGTCGATGAGTCCGCGAGTCGTGAGTTCGATCCGCTTCTCTACGCGATCCATGCGAGCCGTCACGGGCGCGAGCGCCCGCTCAATGTCGCGCATCGGGTCGGCGAGGTACTTGTAGGTCGGCGCGAACCACCCGACCTTGCGGCGGTTGATCGCGGCGCGCTGCGCCTTGACGCGCCCGTAGGTCGTCTTCCCCCACCGTCGACCGATCTCAAGGACGCTGAACCGCGCGAGCGCCTTGTCGACCGTCAACTGCGACGGGTGCAGGATGGAGGACAGCGGTTGCAGCCGAACGATCATGCGTCATGCTGCACCTTCGGCGCGATCTCCTCGATCGTCACGACCTCCTCGCGAATCGTCTGCTCGGCCTTGTCGCGCTGCCCGAGGTACTGCTTGCCGAGCCAGATCAGGAGCGGGACGCTGCCCTTCATGGCGAGGTCGACTTGCTTTGTGCGCAACTGGTCGGCGAGTCGGTTCCTCCCGAGTGCCACCTCCGCTGAAAAATTGGCGGTGATCGTGTTGCGGTGAACGCCAAGAATCCCCGCGATTTCCTCGACCGTGCAGCCGCGCGCCGCCATCTCTTCGATGGATTTTCTAGGCAGTTCGACCTTCGGCCTTCCACGCTTGCGCTTCGGCTCAGGCTTCGGCTTCTTGCTCATTCAGGAGGCTCCTGATCTGCGCCGCGACATCTGCGGCAAGGTGCGCGGGAGTGATCCCGCCGTCGACCCACCAATCCTCGAACGGCGCACGGGCCGCGCCCTTGCCGATGCACACATCGGGCGCGACAAGTTCGTACCCCGCGTCGCGCAGGATGCCGCGCATGGCCGAGCGTATCGCGGGGTTCCCACGGTAGAGGTCGTGCTCGACCGTGATGCAGTCGAAGCGGATCAGGTCGAGCGGAAGCCTGACGAGCGCGGCAAGCGTCAGCATCGGCGGCTCGAGGTCGAGGCTCAGGTAGCCGATGCGCCCGTCTCGCGCGAAGTCGAACAGGATCGCCCGCCAGTCCTGCGCGAAGAAGTCGCCGTAGACCGCGTGCGCCTTGCGCTCGGCGCGCAGCGCGTCCGCGTGCTCGATGTCGCACAGGATGCCAGTCCACCCAATGTCCTCAAGCGCC